CAGGCCTGAACAAGTCTATACTCGATGCTGGATGGCGTCAATTCGTCACCTTCTGTCAGTACAAAGCGGAAGAGGCTGGTACGGTACATATCGTGATGGTTGACCCCAAATACACCAGTCAGACCTGTAGCAGGTGCGGTACGGTCAAGAAGAAGGAACTGAGCGAACGCTGGCATACCTGCGAGTGTGGGTGTTCCCTTGACCGCGATCACAATGCTGCTCTCAACATCCTTCGGCTCGGACGGAGCCTTCAAGCGAACGCTTGAGAAGCCCCCGCCTTCAGGCGTGGGGAGTCGTCACAAGAATAGGAATAAGAATAGACTTCCTTTGTCCCATCCAAACAAGAGAAACAATCTGGATACCAGAGAAAGCCTTCCGGGGTCAGGAAGGCTCCAGAAGGCTGGTGGGCCTTACTGGCCTTCGCCAGTTCTATTTTTGCCAGACAGTGGGGGCACTGCTTCCCCTCCAGCCGCCCCTGTTGGCAGACCCGGCATCCCGGACACCATACACGTTCATACAGGCGATCTCCCTCACGAACGACTCCCCACCAGTATTCCCCCGGTTCCTCCTCTTCCCAGATGTGGTATCCACCGGGGATAGCGATTTGATGTTGCATTTTGTCCTCCTTGTTCTGTTCTCTTTCTGTCTACATTATATACTTTATTAGGTATATAGTCAATAGGAGAGGAGAGGGGGCGTCTGGAGTGGGGAGAAGCAGACTCCCCTCACATGGCTCTACTCGCCGTTTCATGTGGTTGTTCTTTCACCTTGTTGTGCTGCGTGCAATCTGGGTCTCATCCCGGGATTTTTGAGACACCCCTGTTTTGCTCTTACGATATACGCTTATCGGCAAAGACAGAGGAGGAGCATCACACTTTGACCGGCGGATATTCCCTTGCTTGAGCGGTGGGGGGATCTGGCCCTGTTGGTCCTGATGCGTCGCCGGAAAGATTGACATCTCTCTCTTTCCTTGCTATTATCTCTATAGAGCCGTTTCAGAGCCGATTCTGACGGCTCTTTTTGTATTTTGGTCTGGATAGATGGGCCCGGCTGGGGAAAGAGAGTTGACGCCTCTCTCTTCTGCCGTACTGTCAACGTAATATATGTCAACGATGGCGAGGAAACACATGCATGGGTAGGAAACGTTCTGCGATACGGGATATCAATGCGGTAGAACGTGCGCGGCTTGCTATCCAGTTGCGCAAACAGGGACTCACACTTGATGATATTGCTGCGCAATGTGGGTATAGTGACAGAAGCGGGGCACATCGGGCCATCACGCGAGCATTGGAGCGGGCCGTGATGGAAGAAGCCAATGAGTTGCGCACGCTGGAGCTCATGCGCCTGGATGAGATGTTCGCCGAATGCTACGCCTTGTTTATGGACCGTGAGAATAAGGGGCGCTTATTTGCGTTGGATCGGCTGCTTGCGATCTCGAAGGCGCGACGGGAACTGAGTGGACTTGATAAGCGGATTGATGAGCAGGCGTCACAGCAAAACTATGTCAAGCGGATCATTTTGACCCATGATCCGGCAATTTCGCCGGAGGAAGAGGCGCCGCAAACATGATCGGGACCATTGAAGAAACCTATATCCCCTATGGGCGGATTAGTGAGCTTTTCACCTGCCGCGCGCCCGAAATCATGCTTGAGGGACCGGCGGGAACCGGAAAATCACGAGGGAACCTGGAATATCTCAATTATCTGGCGATGTCCTATCCCGGGGCACGCCTGCTTATGGTGCGTAAGACCCGCCGATCCCTGACCGAGTCAGGGATGGTGACATTAGAGCAAAAGGTGTTGCATCCAGCACAAGGGGTACGATTTGTTGCCAGTAAGCAGCAGTATCAGTATCCAAATGGCAGTATCATCGCGGTCGGCGGACTGGATAAGCCGGCAAAAATCATGTCCAGCGAATGGGACGTCATTTATGTGCAGGAAGCGACGGACCTGACCGAATCAGATTGGGAAATGTGCAGTATTCGAGTTCGCAATGGCATTGTCCCGGTGCAACAAATGATTGGGGACTGTAATCCTGATAGCCAGAATCACTGGATACAGCAGCGTATTCGGTCAGGGAAAATGCTTTCCCTGCCAACACGGCACGAAGACAACCCTCTGCTCTTTACGCGGAACGGGCAAATGACCGAAGAAGGGAAACGGTATCTCAGCAAGCTCGATGAATTGACCGGTGTGCGTTACATGCGGTATCGGCTCGGGCTTTGGGTGTCGGCTGAGGGAATGGTCTACCAGGATTGTTGGGACCCGGCCCGCAACATCGTTAATCCCTTCCCGATCCCCCGTGAGTGGCCACGCTATCTCGCGATTGACTTCGGGTATACCAATCCGTTTGTCTGTATTTGGGCTGCGGAAGATCCCGACGGTCGCTTATATATCTATCGCCAGATCTATATGACACAACGGTTGGTGCAAGATCATTGTCTTGATATCGCGCTTGCCTCGGGCTGGTATCATCTGCTCCCAGCAGAACATGCGCGCCATCAATCACAGCCAGGGAAAGGGGCGGATCCGCTTCCACGTAAGGTGATCTGTGACCACGACGCGGAGGGGCGCGCGACATTTGAGCGATCCCTGGGGCTGTATACCTCGCCCGCGAAGAAAACAGTCAATGATGGAATCCAGGCAGTGGCGGCGCGGTTACGTCCCGCAGGTGACGGCAAGCCTCGATTAATGATCTTTCGTGATTGTCTGCTTGAACGAGATCGTGAGCTTGCTTATGCGAAGAAACCCACCTGTTTGGAAGAAGAGCCAGAAAGCTACGTCTGGGATACGCGACAGGGCAAACACAAAGGGGAAGAGCCCTTAAAGGAAAATGACCACGGAATGGATGCGCTGCGCTATCTGGTTGCAGACCGGGATTTGGCCCCTGGGTCCGTTTCCTACTTCCCGAATATCTGGAGATGAGCCGATGAGCAGAGACGATCCCTGGCAGATGCTGGCCGCGCGAAAACGCGTTCCATCAAACGCGCTGCTCGATGTCGCCTATGATGTTCTCACAAGAATTACTGAAGAAGATATGTTTGTTGCCCCAAATGGAATATGCCTGGATTGCAATAATAGAGAGCCTCTGTATAACGACGAAGGGGATAATTCTGAGAACTGGCATGAAGAAGATTGTGTTGTTCGCGTTATTCACGGCTGGTTGGCACAATATGACGACATGAAGCAATAGGCGGTGCTCGTTTGGACGCTCAGTGTTGTCACGTGAGCACCCGCATCCACACAGACTCATCAAAAGGAGGAGGAGGGAAATGGCGCGCGAACTTGACCATTTTGTCGACCTGTGTCTGCGGGGCATTTGGGCCTTTCTCTTTGATGAAGAGAAAGCACGCCCCTGCCTGGTTCCCCCGCTTGGGCTTCCTTTGCCGGTTCCGCTGCGCGTTACCCGGGAGGAATGGACCCAACTTTGTCTGAGTTCGGGGCCGTATCCTCTCTTCATCCATCCGCTCTTTACGCTCGTGACTGCCGTGGTGCCTTGCCAGGGACGTACGGATTACGATCGCCGGATTCGGATCGTCTGCCCGCGCGGGACCCCAAAATCTGTGGTTTTCGGGCCCTATGATCATGGCAAGAATCGCGCAATCGCCTGCGCTCAAGAATATCTGGGAAAGGCCGGTGTGCTTGAAATCATTGAAGAGACGAACAATTAGGCAACGAAGGAGCAACAGGAGCGCAAAAAAATATGATGCCAATTGAAAAACAGCCGCAATCCCTGGCACAATCATCGCCGTCGCTGGCAGACACCAAACGTCGCGAGCAGATGCATGCAGCCTGGAAAGCGTATCGAGGGGAATTTGACCCCCCGCTCAAAGTGAAACGTGGGCAGCCCGACGATAATGCCATTTCCAATCGTTGCGCTGGCATTGTCAATAAGGGCGTTTCGTTTTTATTTGGTTCCGTCCTGCAAATTGAGCCCGGGGAGGCGGAGGGCAACGAGGCAATCCAGGCCTATCTGAACGGATTTTGGGGGGACGACGACGACCGTATGACCTTGCTTTCGCAGCTTGCGATGAATGGCGCGGTCTGTGGGCAGGCATTTTTGAAGCTGCTTCCCCCCCAACAAGGACAAAAGTACCCGCGTCTGGTTGTGCTTGATCCGCTGCTGGTGCGCGTCGTCGCTGCCCCCGAAGATTGCTCGCTGATCCTGGCATATATTATCGAGTATCCGGCATCCGATGGTCTGCAAAAGCGGCAGATCATTGCCCGCGTTGACCCGAATCACGACACCATCAATCGATACGAGCTCGACGATATCTGGGTGATCTATTCGTATGTCCGAAATGGCAATATGGGGAGCTGGATTCAGCTTGAGGAGCCGGAGATCTGGTCTTATCCCTTCCCGCCGATCTTTTCCTGTCAGAATCTTCCCAATCCCAATGAGATTTGGGGGATGCCTGATTTGACCCCTGATCTCATTAATATGAACAAATTGCTCAATTTTGTGCAATCGAATATCTCTCGGATCCTGCGGTTCCACGCGCATCCCAAAACGTATGCGTCTGGAATCACTGCTTCCCAGATTGATATTAGCGTGGACGAATTGATCTGTTTGCCAAATCCTGAGGCAAGATTGCAAAACGTGGAGATGCAAAGCGATCTCTCAAGTTCCCTTTCCTTCGCCTCGGTTTTGCGGTCTGATATGGATGAGCAGAGCCGGGTCCCCGCCGTTGCCCTGGGGCGTCTCTCGGAGATGCCGCGCGGAGATGTATCGGGGCTCGCGCTTCAGCTCATGTTCCAGCCGCTTCTCGAAAAAACCATCCAAAAACGCCGGCTCTATGGGCGTCTTATTCGCGATGTCTCGCGTGCCGCTTTGATCCTCGGCGGACTGATCCCGGTCGAGGTCTACGAAGACTTTCCAATCAATCTGCACTGGCAGGATTTGTTGCCCGTCGACACTCTCAAAATGGCGCAAGAAGGGCTTGTCCTCAAGCAGCTCGGGGTTTCGGACGCCACGATTTTACAGCGCCTCGGATTTAACCCAGATGAGGAACGAGAGAAGAGCCGCGCAGAGGACGAGTTGAAGATGTTGCTCTATGCCCGCGGTCAAGGTTTCCCCCCTGCTGCTGAGCAACAACAGGGAGGTGCTTCGCCTCAACAGAGTCAAAATGGACAGGAGCGCGAGGAGGATTCTCCATTCATCGGGCGAAAGAGATCACGAACACCGTCTGCAAGCGAGACGAGAAATTGAGGAGATGTTCAATGGGCGGGCAGTCTATGCGGTTGCAACCAATCCTTCTCATTGTTGGTGGCGGACGATTCGAGTGCGAATGTGGCGCGCTCGCAACGATTGTGACCGGCAAGATGGATCCACTCAACTCGAGTATCCTGCGTGACGCGACAAGCTGGTGTCAGCAGTGCTACGCCTGGGAGTGCGAACAGACAGAGGAGGAGGCAACAGCAGCAGCGATTCTCGATCGCCTCGAGCAAACGAAGCATGATCAAGCAGGATGTCGTCTTCGTCGCGTTCTCTTTCAGGCCTGGGGTCGCCGTCGCGGTTTGGCTCTTGGCTCCCTGATGGTTTTGGGACTGGTGTCTCTTGGTTGGCAGCTTGGATCGAGCGCTTGGCGTAGACGTATTCGGAGCAACGCATGCAAAACATGAAGAACATTTCTGAGAAACAGCAAATCTCTCAAGAGGCACCTTGCCCAGGTGAGACTGGCGAGACCGGGGAGTCGTGGCCTGGCTTCTTTTGAGCCGCTTCCCATTCACGGGAAATATCTCTGTCCGTTTTGCCATGTGACTGATCTGCAAGGCAGAGAGGACTTCCCTCATGCTTCAGGGTGTCCCGTTCTGCTTGCACGCGAACTGTCCTGGGCACAGCAATAAAGCAAACGACGTATCAGGCTTTTTCGGTGACAATCCGATCTGAGGGCAAGAGACACAGGGAATTTGATGCAAGGACGATTGCAAGAAATTATCAATCATTATCGTGAGCTTCTCTTAGAGCACGAGGAGGCGGCTGAGCAGGAGCTGAGTGCCTCCTATGCCTCTGTCTCCTCCGCCCTGAAAGCGCGTCTTGAAGGGCTCTACGAGGCCATAGAGGGACGAATGGAGAATGGGCTAGACGTGCCTGAAGCCTGGCTCCTTCAAGTGCTGCGTGAATCTACTCTCCTGCAATTTCTGCAAGATGAGATCGATCGATTTGCGCTCCTGGCATTGAACCGGACCAGGCAGGCGCAAGGGAATCTGGTCATGCTCGGACAAATGGCCGCGCTGGATCTGTTACGAGCATCCTTGCCCCGCGACATCGATTACGCCTTTGGGGTCCCTTCGCCCACGGTTCTCTCGCGCCTGGTCGGGGCGACACAGAACGGGTCTCCCCTGGAGACCCTCTTTAGTCGTTTTGGCAAAGAGGCCGCGGAAACGGTGAAACATATCCTGCTGACAGGGGTCTCGTTGGGACAAAATCCCAGAGCCTACGCGTCGCAGGTCGCAACCGCGCTCCAGGTCCCGCGCTGGCGAGCGGAGACCATTGCGCGGACAGAGTCGATTCGGGCCTATAGAGGCGCGAGCCAGGAGACCTATCGGGCGAATCGGGACATCATCCGCGGCTGGCGATGGACATGTGCTCGTCAGAAACGCACCTGTATCGCCTGTATCGCGATGGATGGATCGATTCATGAGCTAGATGAGGAAATGGGATCTCATCCGCGCTGCCGCTGTGTCCCCGTGCCGATCACTGCTTCGTGGGAGGAGATTTTAGGCCCGCTTGGAATCGATCCATCCTCTATCCCGGACCGTCGCCCGCACTTGGAGGAGGCGGCGCAATGGTTTGAGCGGCAGAAAGATGCGACGAAATTGGCCATATTGGGCAATCAGGCCGCCTTTCGACTCTACAAAGATGGAAAGGTGACCGTGCAGGACTTCTTAGGTCGGACATTCTCGCGCGACTGGGGACATTCCATTTAT